TAGACCGCGCCCGAGACCGCGCCCGAGACCGCGCCCGAGACCGCGCCCGAGACCGCGCCCGAGACCGCTGGGGAGCAGATCGGCACGCTCCTGACCGCGTGCGAGGACTTCAAGGCGCTTCTGGTAAAGCAGACGCACAACCTGACCGCGCTCCGCGCGGAGAACGCGGAATTGCGCGCCGAGGTAGAGGACCTTCGCCAGGCGTTGCGCGACGCGTGACCGGCGCTCGCTCCCACCTGAGCCCACGAAAAATAGCGATCCGGGGTCGGGCGCTTTGCATTTATCAAAGATCCGGCCCAAGCTTTTTTCATGGACCGAGCAGTAAACCAGACCGCGAGTCGCGACGCCGCCAGCTACTACGCCAAGGCCTACGAGGAGCGCCGCGCGCGCCTGGAGCGCGAGCGCGCACAGGCCGCGAGCGAGCCCGAGGCCGAGGCGATCACGGCGCGGCTCCGCCGCCTGGAGCGCGTCGCCTGATCTGACAGATCGAGAGGAGTTGTCATGTTCGAGAAAATCAAAGATCGAGCCCTGGACCTGGCCGACGATCTGGTCTGGGAGCTGCGGGCGCTCAGGCCCGAGGTCGAGGCCGTGCGCCGCCGCGCGAGCGACGCCTGGGAGACGCTCCGCGGGCGACCGCTCCCGAGGGTCAAGGTCGTGGACCAGGCGTACGCCGCCGGGTTCGCAGCGGGATACCGCGCGGCGCTCACCAACAGCGACCTCCCGGCCGCCGACCACGAACAGGAATGGAGCGACGCATGAGCCGCGCGCACCACAACGGGTCAAAGTGGATCTGGCCGGCGACCCGCCGCAAGATCTACGAGCGCGATGGCTGGGCGTGCGTCCACTGTGGGAACGACCGCGAGCTGACCCTCGACCACATCACACCCGCGTCGCGCGGCGGCTCGCACCGCCCCACGAACCTGGTGACCGCGTGCCGCAACTGCAACACAGCGCGCGGCGCGCGTGAGCTGCCGCCGGCGGACCGAGCGCGGCTCCGCCTCCTGGCGCGTCATCCCCTACCAGCCGAGGCCGCCCAGTGAGCATAGTAAACATGGACTTTCGTCGCGTCCCGCTGCGGGTCCGATTCAGGGTGGCGATCGCGATCCTGTTCAAGCTCCCGTACTCATGTCGCGGACCGGGCGCTGAGGTTCACGTGCTGGAGGAGCCATGAACAAGCTACAGCGCGACGCCGCGAGCGTCTCCGGCAAACCACGCTCCCGCTGGGGCGGGTGTCCTCTGTGCGGCTCCGCGGTCTCTTACCGCGGATTCTCCTCGATCGAGTGCCTGGGCCGCCCGAGGACCGAGAGACAGCCGCACCCACACCCGCTCTATCCGGGTCACACACGTACGGTCAGCGTGCCCGCGTGCCCGAACTACCGCGCCCCCCAGCCCGCGCCGCCGTCTACGGCGCCTCGCGCAGGGTCCTTGGCCTGGGCCCGTGTGCAGCGCGACCGCGGGCTGCTGGTCGAGCTGGTCTCGCCCGAGGGCGACGCGCTGGTCCTCGACCCTCACGATCCGCGGTTCGACACGCTCCGCGGCTACGAAACCTGGACCTGGAGAATTGCACCATGATGCAGCTGCTTTACGCCTATGTCCTCCTCGCCTGGCTCTACACCGCGGTCGTGCTCCGCGCCCAGCCGCGGACCTGGCACTCTCTCGGCTCGCGCCTGGTGCTCGCGCTCATGATCGGCGCGCTCTGGTTGCCGTGCTCGATCGTGGCCATGTCGCGCTACTCTCGTAGGAGATTCGAGGATATGGCCGCGCTGGAGCGTGCGTTGCGCGCGGCCTCGCGTGACCTCTGATCTTGCATCTATCAAAAATCCCCCGCAGAGTAAGACCCGGTGTCCATCCCTGTCAGTCTCGTTCGATCGGTCACGGCCACGAAAGTGGCGCCCGCCGTCCTCGCCTGGGATGAGCTGGTGGCGTGGCTGACCGAGGACCACATCCACAACGGGCCGAAGGACACGCTCCCGGGCTGGATACCGGCGGAATTCAACGGCGCCGCGCGCGGTAACGACAACGTCAAGCACGTGACCGTGGGCGTGATCGATCTCGATCACGTGACCGATGCCGACATAGAGGAGCTACACGACAGGCTCCGCGCGCTCCAGCTGGACTACATCTGGCACACGTCCTACACGCACGGGCGCACGTGCGTCGCGCACAACAAGACCGCGCGCAAGGCCGCTGGCGCGCGCGGCCAGGACACGCCCGCCGAGTGCCCTGACTGGTGCGACGCCGAGAAAATCCCGAAGTATCGCTTTGTGTTGCGCCTGTCGCGCCCGGTCGCGCCAGCGGACTGGCTCAAGGTCTGGGCCGGGCTCGCGCACGTCGCGCCGCGCATCGATCCCGCATGCAAGGACCCGACGCGTCTCTATTTCGTGCCGGGTCGGCGCGAGGGGACGCCTTGGGACGCGGGCTCGTACGCCGGCGGCCAGACCGTGGACGTGGACGCGCTGATCCAGCGCGCAGCCCTCCAGGGCCCCCAGCTCTCGGTCGTGGGCGACGCCCCGACCGAGCGCGCCTGGCGTCGCCTGGGAGAGACCCACGCGAACGGGATGTCAGCGGCCCGTGCCATCGGCGGGCGAGCCATGCTCGCGCTCCTGGACCAGGAACCGTTCGCGCCCGAGGGCCAGCGCGACACCGCGCTGTTTCAGATGGCCGCGATCCTCGCGGACAAGTACCCGCACAGCGCGCCCGCGCTCCTGGTGGACCTGGTCCGCGCGGAGCTGCTGAAACAGACCGAGAACGAGCGCTGGGCCGAGGGCGACGGCGCCGCGGAGCTGGAGGCCAAGATCGAGCGCCTCCAGGGCCAGCGCGGCGAGCGCGGCGAGGGCGAGCGCCAGGCGCGCCTGGACCAGCTCGGGCGCGAGGGGCCCTACACCGAGGCCGAGATCCGCGAGTATGTGTTCCAACTCGGGCTCCGCGACGCCGATCAACTGCGCATGCAGCTGATCGTGTCGTGTCGCGGGACCCTCTATGTGTTCTATGAGGGGCGCTACTACTACGCGGGCTCGAAAGACAACGCCGAGGAGCTGGTCCGCCACAGGCTCCAGGTCGCGGTCACGCTCCCGGGTGTCACGCTCCAGGAGGTCGGCCCCAAAGGGATAGCGGAAAAGACCTTTGCCAAGCTCCTCCGCGACTACGGGACGCCCGTAGAGGAGGTCTCGGCCTCGCTTACGGCAGCATCCACCCACCTGGAGCTGCTGGCGCGCCCAACCCGCCTGGTGGTCGCCACGGCGCCCAGGGACCGCCGGCGGGTCGCGCAGTACAGCGTCCGCGCCGAGGCCTGGCTCCAGCGCCTGGCGGGCGACGCGGCCACCAGCGAGAGGCTCCTGGACTGGCTCGCGACCGCGCCGCGCCTGGAGCGCGCGACCTCGGCTCTCTACCTCCACGGCGCGCGGCGGACCGGCAAGTCTACGCTCGCGAACGGCCTCGCCCTGGTCTGGGGCCAGCGCCCGACCGAGCTGGAGGAGGTCGGGAGCGCGTTCAACGATCACGTCGCCAAGTCACCGGTCGTGTTCGCGGACGAGAGCCTACCTTTCGAGTGGAAACAGGACTCGGGTAAACTACGCCGCCTGGTCACGGCGACTACACACAGCCTACGCCAGAAATACCAGGACAACCGGAGCCTTGACGGCGCCTTGCGCGTGATCCTCGCGGCGAACAACCTCGGGCTCCTCTACTCGCCGGGCGAGACACTGGACCAGTGGGATATCGAGGCCCTGTGCGAGCGCGTGTTCTACGTCAACGCGGGCGCGCGGACCGCGGAGCACCTACCGACCGAGGAGCTGGCCGACCACATCCTGTGGTTGGAGGCGACCCGTAAGGTCCAGGCCGATGGCCGCCTGTGGGTCTCGGGCGTGGACTCGCCGCTCCACAGAGCGCTGCGCACGCGCGGGCGCCATCGTGCCGCCGTGTGTCAGTGGCTTCTCAAGTTCGTGGAGAACCCCAAGCTTGCGCTCCAGCACCAGAAGCGCTGGCGCATGGACGCCGAGGGCCTGTTCGTTGCGCCGCGTCTGCTCCACGCTACGTGGGGGACCTACATGGAGGGCGAGCGTGCTCTGGAGCTACCACAGCTCACGGCCGCCCTCTACGAGATCAGCGAACGTGACGTGATACCAGGTCTCGTTCGTGTTAGACTGGATGACCTGAGCCAGTTTGCCGCCCAGCACACCTGGGGTCAGTTCGAGACCCTGGAGGAGCTGCACACCGCGGTCAGCGCGGGCGGAGCCCTGAAGTAGAGGAGGTCGGTCGTGTCAAAAATGAAAGATAGCGAGATCGCGCTGCGCGCCGCCCTGGAGAACGCCGCGCGCGAGGTCCGCGAGGTCACGGGCTCGGACACGTTCAAGGCGTGGTTGGGGCCCGAGGCGCTGGAACGCGCGGAGCGCCGGCGCTATCCGCTCCCGCCCGAGGCCGACGCCGCGCAGCGCGACGCGATCCGCCGCGGCCGGCGGTCGACCACGACCGAGCTGCGGGCCTCGCGCCTGGTGGATCTCGTCCTGGGGGTCCGGTCGTGATCCGGATCAACCTTCAGCCGCTGACACGGCAGGATATGGCGCGCGAGGTAGACCGCCGACGATCCCGCGATCGCTACCACCACAACCCGGTAGAACGCGCGAAACGTCTGGACTACATCAAGCGCCGGCGCCGGATCGATCCGCGAGCCAAGGTCTCGATCGCTAAGGCCAGCGCGCGTGGTCGCGGCAAGCCCTGGGCGCCGGGTCAGACCGAGCGCGCGCTCGCGCTGCTTCAGGACCCCGACACGCCTTGCGAGATCTGCGCTGCGCCGCGGTCCGTACACGGCAAGCGGACGTGCCTGGATCACGACCACACAACTGGTCGTGTGCGCGGGCTGCTCTGCATCCAGTGCAACGTCCTGCTGGGCGCGGCCGAGGACGATCCCGAGATCTTGATTGCTGCCGCGCACTACCTGCGTCGCAAGCGAGGGTTGTGATGCGCCAGCTCTGGAGAATCAGCCCCAGCGCGTGCGCCTCGATCACGGGCGACAAGGGTTGCGAGCGCAAGTGCGGGCTCAACTGGGTGACGCCGCGTCGCGAGGAGACCGAGAAACAGCGGCTGGGGACGGCCGTGCACAAGGTCCAGCAGGACTACCTCAACACCGGCAAGGCCCACGACCGGAACGACAAGGCCGGACGAATGGCCATGGCCGGGCTCCCGTACATGCCGCCGCCGAGGAGCGGTCGCGCCGAGGGCGAGTCCGAGATCCGGATCTCGGGTATCAACTACGTCACGATCGTGGACTACGAGGGCCCGAGCGACCTCCTACCGGGAGCGCCGCCGGGGCTCCCGGCCACGCTTGACCACAAGACCAGCTCGGACCCGGCCCAGTACGGTCTGTGGGGTGACGCCGCCTTCCTGGCCGACCCACAGGCGCTGACCTACGCGGCCCGCGCGCTGGTCAAGTACCGCGACGCCGCGAGCGTGTTCGCGCGCTGGCTCTACTACGACACCAGGCGCAAGTCCAAGGCGCTCCCCTCGGACTCGACCATGGAGCGCGGCGCGGTCGTGGAGGCGTTCGGACGCATCGTGCACCCCGCCGCCGTGCGTCTGATCGAGCTGCAGAACCAGTGCCCCCCGCACGAGGCGCCCGAGGCCGTGCGCCTGGCCTGGGCGAACACGCTCCCCGCGAACACCGACGCTTGCGGCGCCTACGGCGGTTGTGAGTACGAGCGCTCGGGCGCGTGCCAGCTGACCGCCCTGGAGAAATTCTCGGCTTGCGTAAGCGGGCTGGATACTGCAAAAATCAAAATAGACAAACCCGAGCCCTCGCGGCTCGAACCCGAGCGCGCCGCGCCGGTAGTGGAGGGTAGAGTGGCCGACAACAAAGTGGATCTGTTCGCGAAACTGAGCGCGGGCCTGGGCGCCGCCAAGACCGAGAGCAAGCCCAAGACGCCGAGCGCGCGCCCGCCGGCGGTCGTCCAGGGCGGCGCCACGGTCGTGGCCCCGGACGCGCTGGCCGCCCTCAAGGGCGCGATCGCGGGCGGGAGCCAGGGAGGTAGCAAGACCGACGCCCTGGCCGCGCTCAAGGCTGCGACGGGCGGCGGAGCACCCAAGAACGACCCGGTCAACGCGCCCGAGCGGCCCGCGACCGTGGCGAGCCCGGCCAAGGGCGGCGACCTCACGGCTCACCTCAAGGCCGTGGCCGCCAGCGGCGCGCTCAAGCCCGAGGACCAGGCCCAGGTCGAGACCGCGCTCGCGGGTGCGGAGTCCGCCATGGGCCCGACCGGAGCCCAGGCGGGCGGCGAGCCCAAGCCCGAGCCCAAGGCCGACCCGACGCCCACGACCGCGCGCAGCACCAAGGCGCCCACGGCCGTGGAGAAGTCCAAGGCCAAGCTGGACGCCGCGCTGGCGATCCCGCCGAACCCGACCCCGGTACCGTCCGCGGGCTCGATCTCGGACGAGGAGCTGGGCCGCGCGATCCGCGTCGTCCTCCAGGCCGGCGGTAAGGTCTCGTTCTGATATGCTCTGGTGCCGGCCTGGCGGCACGCTGTGGAATGGGGACCGCCCGAGAGGTCTGCATAAGCACCACAGCTGAACCCAACTCCCACTCGGGCGGCGGCGGGACCAGGCACTTTTCTGACACGATCCCGGGCCGGCGCCCGGGCGAGGGCTGGAGCAGGGCGCACACGCCCGTGAGACGCGTAACAGGTCCGCAACCAGCCCTCACCCGAGCGCCTGACCGAATGACGTAAAGGCTCGAAATGAGTAAAGATTTATACTCCGCCCTGGTAGAGAAGTTCGGCGAGCCCAAGGGCCCGCGCATCCCGCGCACCAGCGAGGACCGGAAGGTCCGCGTGACGCCCGAGTTTCTGCGCATTCAGAAGCTCCCGGTCCGGGACTGGATGGCCGCGCCCGACCTGGAGGCCGGGATCGAGGCGGTCAGCGCCGCGCTACGCACCGAGATCGGTCAGCAGCTCCTCCGCCCGGTCCAGGCCGCGGCGCTCCGCGAGATCCACAACCTCCGCGGCGGCTTTTTGCCGATCCGCGTCGGCGGCGGCAAGACGCTGATCTCGCTCCTCGCTGCGCACCCGCTCATCCTGGACGCGACCCGCCCGGTCCTGTTCGTGCCAGCGGCGCTCCGCGAGAAGACCAAGATCGAGGCGCGCAAGCTGGCCTATCACTGGCAAGTGGCCCTCAACATTCGGATTTTCAGCTACGAGCAACTCTCGCGCGCCAAGCCTGGCTGGCTGGACACGTGCTGTGACGGGCTCCCGCCGGACTGTATCATCGCGGACGAGTGTCACAAGCTCAAGTCCACCTCGGCCGGGTGCACCAAGGCTATGCGCGCGTTCATGCGCCGCCACACGCCCGACAAGGGCGAGGCTCACGTCCCGTTCGTGGCCATGTCGGGGTCCATCACAGCCCGCGGGATTCGCGACTATCGCCACATCCTGGTGTGGTGCCTGGGCGAGCACTCGCCGGTGCCTCGCGACGCCTTCGAGGCCATGATCTGGGGCCTCGCAATCGACGAGAAAGTGGACCCGGACCAGCGCGCCGACCCAGGACCGCTGGAGACCCTGATCACAGGCGCGATGCAGCTGGAGAGCCAGCTCGCCGGCAAGGACGCCCTGGAGCGCGCACGCGTCGCCTACGGGCTCCGCCTGGTCCACTCCTACGGCGTGATCACGACCAAGGAGGACATACCCAAGGTCGGGCTCACGCTGACCGCCGTCCACGTGGACGCTCCGCCCAAGATCCGCGAGGCGCTCCAGACCATGCGCGAGACCTGGTGCTCGCCGATCGACGAGTGGCCGTTCGAGTCCACGATCGAGCTGTGGCAGCACGCCAACGAAATGGCCGGCGGCGGGTTCTGTCACGTGTGGGACCCGCGCCCGCCACGCCCGTGGCTGGAGAAGCGCAAGGCCTGGGCCAAGGTGTGTCGCGAGGCCCTGGCCGACCACAAGAACCTGTTCACACCCATGCACGTGGTCCAGGCTATCCGCTCGGGCCACGTGGACGACGGCGGCGCCTATCAGGAGTGGCTGGACATCAAGCCCACGTTCGAGCCCAATACCGTCGCGGTCTCGATCGACGACACGACCCTGGAGTATGCGTGCGAGTGGTTGAAGCATCACAAGGGCGAGGGCCTGGTGTGGGTGTCTCACAGGTACACAGGCCGGCGCTTACAGGAGATGAGTGGGGTCCCTTACTACCACGCCAAGGCCGAAAATGATAAAGGCGAGCTGGTGGATTTATGCAAGACCTCTGCTATAGTCTCAGTGCATAGCTGTCGCGAGGGTCGGAACCTCCAGCGGTTCAATGCGAACCTGGTGCTTGTACCTCCGACCGTCGGCTCCTGGTGGGAGCAGCTCCTGGGGCGCACACACCGCGACGGCCAGGAGGCGGACGAGGTCACGTGTGAGATCCCTCTCATGATCCGCGAACAGTACCTCGCGCTACAGCAAGCGATCCGCGACGCGGAATACACCCAGCACACAACCAAGATGCCGCAAAAGCTGGTGTACGCCGATAAGAGCCTCCCGAACCTGGACGAGGCGATCCGCTCGGGTCAGCTCCTCTAACAAGCTCTCGGGCCCTGATAGTCAGGTCCCGTTAGGAACAAGAACAAGGACAAGCACATGGACTACGCAGCACTTTTCAGCGGACTGGATGAGGCCTCGGTCAGCGACCAGCTCCCGAAGCACACCGACGGCGACTTCGTTCTGGAGGTGGACGAGGTCAAGATCGTGGACGGCCAGAACGGTCTCTCGTTCGTGGTCGAGAACATGATCCGCGCCAGCACGAACGAGGACTTTGCGGAGGGGACGCGCTCCTCGATCACGATCAACGGGCTCCGCTCCGACAACAAGACCAAGAAACAGATCGCCATGGGCAACCTCAAGGGGTTCTTGGCGGCCGCGCTCGGGCTCGATCCCGAGAGTCAGCAAGACTGGGTCGGGCTCGCGACCATGGTCGTCTCGCACGGGCTCCTCAAGGGCGCGCTTTACTGCGACACCGCCCAGACCAGCGAGACCAATCCCAAGGACAAGGATGCGAAGCGCTTCAAGTTCATCAAGCACAGCTACCGCTCGCACCCCGACAACCAGCGCACGCTCGCGGCGATCGTGGCCCAGCTCCAGGCGGCGAGCTGAACCATGTCGGGCACGCGCCACATAGTCGGCCTGGACACGGAAGGCTGGTGCATCGATCGCGCTCTGGTCGCGCCGCCGCTGGTGTGCCTCCAGCACGCCGACCCGATCGAGGTCCCGCTCCAGGTCCCGGCCGACGCCGCGCGCACGGCCGCGCGCGGACGCGTGCTCCACTTGCGGCTCTCGCCGGACCGCGAGACCGCTCGGGCCATTTTTGAAAAATGGTTAGATTCCGATGTGATACTCGTCCTCCACAACGCAGCGCACGACCTGGCGGCGCTGATCGTGGAGTGGCCGGACCTGGCGCTGCGTATCCTGGCCAAGCTGGCGCGCGGCGAGATCCACTGCACGGTCATGCGTCAGAAGCTCCTGGACAACGCGCGCGGCGCGCTGCAAGAGGACGGCTGGACCGACGAGGACTACAGCCTACAGGCGGTCGCCGCCGGTTACGGCGTGACCAAGGACGGCGCCGACCCGTGGCGTAAGCGATACGCGGAGCTGGCGGACGTTCCCGTGGCCGCCTGGCCGCCCGAGGCCGTGGCCTATGCGCAGCACGATCCCGAGGGCGCCGTCCAGGTGTGGCTCGGTCAGGAGTTTTGCGACCAGGCCTGGGCCCGCGCGCACGGGTCCTCGATCCTCTACGCCGGCGGCGGCGTGGGCGAGTGCGCGCGCCGGACCGAGTCCGCGCTCGATCTACACCTGGCCACGTGCTGGGGCTTGCGGACGCACCGGGGGCGCGTGGAGCGGCTCATGCGCGAGACCAAGGCCCAGATCGAGACCTGGCGCCGCGACCTCCAGGCGGCCGGGCTGGTGCGAATCCTGACCGACCGCGGACGCTCGCTCGCGCTCTCTCGGCGCGGGCTCAAGCTCAAGCCCAAGGACCCGGCCGAGAAGCAACGCGTGGACTTGATCTCGGACGCCGGCCTGCTGTCCTCGCTCACGCCCGAGGAGGTCCGCCAGTACACCGACCCCGACCCGAGCGCGCCGCGCGCGCCGCGCCTCGCGCGCATGCTCCAGGCCACGGCCGGCCGGCCGGCCGCGCGCAAGCTCACCAAGACCGGCGAGGAAAAGGCCCGCGAGCGAGCCAAGGAACAGGGCAAGTCCGGGCGCCGCGCGGGCGACCTCCGCCAGTACCTGACCGACGAGGAGCAGGTCAAATACACGTGCTGTGACGCGGACGCGGCCGTTCTCTCGGGCGACCAGTCCCTGATCCTCCTGTGCGACTACGGCTCCGCCGGCAACCTCCTCACGGGCGTGGAGGACCTGGCCGAGGGGTTCGTGCTCCCGCTCCAGGCCGGGTTCGACGCGCTCAAGGCGACGGGCCGGACCTCCAGCTTCAAGCCAGGCAAAAAGAGCCCGCTGCGCGGCAAGCAGCTCCAGAACTTCGCCAAGGCCGCGGGCGTGCGCGAGTGCTGCATACCGCGTGACGGGAACGGGTTTATCCAGGTCGACATGCCTGGCGCGGAACTGCACGCTCACGCCCAGAACTGTGTGGAGTTGTTCAAGTATTCGCGTCTAGCTCAGGAGTTGAACGCTGGTATTGACCCGCTCCTCGCGTTCGGGATCAAAAAGCTGGGCGTCACCTACGAGTACGCGCTCGCGCACAAGAAAGAGGCGCGCTTCAAGGACGCCCGTGGCCGGTCCAAGCCCGCGCTATACGGGTTCCCGGGCGGCATGGGGAACGAGAAATTCGTCCTCTACTCGCGCGCCCAGTGGGACACGATCTTTACCCTGGAGGAGGCCGGTGTCCTCCGCGGCGAGTGGCTGGAGCACTACGACGAGAACCAGCTCTATTTCGATTGGATCTCCTCGTCCGAGCACCAGCACGGCGGCGCGATCCGCCAGTTCAAGTCCGAGCGCTGGCGCGGCGGAGCGACCTACACCGCCAAGTGCAACGGCTACTTTCAAGGCCGCATGGCCGACGCCATGCTGGACGTCGTCCGCGTGGTCACGCGCGAGACCTTCCAGCCCCGCAGTCCTCTCTACGGCTTTCACCTGGTCAACTACGTGCACGATGAGCTGATCATGGAGGGGCCGCTCGATCGCTGCAGCGACGCTGCAAAGCGTATGAGCGACCTCGCGCTCCACACCTACAATCAGTGGGTCGACCAGGTCCCGATCAAGGCCGAGAAAATGGAACCCACAGTCATGCTGTGCTGGAGCAAGGACGCCGCCCCGATCTACGACTCCGCCGGAAACCTGCTACCTTGGGATCTCCCCGCTGATACCGACCGAGCCGCATAAAATGATAAATCAACTCGACAACGGACCGATCAAGCGCCGCGGCGCCCGCAAGAACCCGAGCGCGGACCCGACCTCGAACCCGGAGCTACACGAACAGGGAGCGCCCCAGCATTACATGCTGCGCGGCGTGTCCACGCTCCTGGACGGCGCCGGGAACGTCAAGGGGAAGTGGGTCAAGACCCAGCGGCGCCAGGTCACGCCCGATGAGCTGCGCAGCGTCTACCACGACGCGCTCAAGCTGGTGAGTGCGCCCGCGCGCCGCGCCAGACGCGCACCGGTCGCGACCTCGGACCAGGTCCTCGCGGTCTATCCGCTGGGCGACCCGCACATGGGTATGCTCGCCTGGCACCGGGAGACCGGCAAGAACTGGGACCTGAAGCTGGCGACACAGGCGCACGCCTCGGCCATGTCGGAGCTGATCTCGCACGCACCCGCGAGCGACCACGCCGTGTTCGCGCCGCTGGGTGACAACATGCACGGCGACGGCTACGGCAACACCACGACCGCCGGGACGCGCGTGGACGTGGATGTGCGCTATCCCAAGATGCTGCGCGCGGCCGTGGCCATGCTGATCAGCGGCGTGGACCAGCTCCTCGGTCACCACCAGCGCGTGACGCTGGTCATGCCTCCCGGGAACCATGACACGACCAGTGCCGTGGCCGTGCGCGAGGTCCTGGCCGCTCACTACCGGAACGATCCGCGCGTGGTGGTGAAAGAGAACACCGCAGCGCACCTGTATGTGCGCTGGGAATCGAACCTCCTCGGGTTCCACCACGGCGACAAGACCAAGGCCAAGGACCTCCCGCTCCTCATGGCGACCGACCGCCCGCAGCTGTGGGCCAAGACCCGTCACCGGCGCTGGTACTGCGGCCACGTCCATCATGAGAGCGTGAAGGAGCACCCGGGCTGCGTGGTCGAGACTTTCGGCACGCTCGCGCCCCAGGATGCGTGGCACGCGGGCCAGGGCTACCGCTCGCGCCAGCGCGCGATCGTGGATGTGCTCGATCGCGCCAAGGGTAAGGTCGCGCGCTACGAGGTATCACTCTAGATCCGACCGTTTCAGGTTTTCGGCTGGACGAGAAGTCTCGAACAGTCATATTTCATAAATAGGTGGTCCGAAGTGTCAGAGCAAGTGTTAGGCGACCGAGTCAAGGGGACTGTGCTGTGGTTCGACGCACCCAAGGGCTACGGGTTCGTGCTGTACAACGAGGTCCAGCACTTCATTCACTACACCCAGATCCGTATGGAGGACTACCGAGCCGTGGACGCTGGCGATCTCGTATCGTTCGTGCCCTGTGTCGGGCCGCGCGGGCCCTACTGTTCGGACCTGGAGGTGGTGTCTTGACCGCGACGGCGTCCGAGCCGACGCTGGTCTATGACCCCTCGACCAAGGCGCTCCGCGCGTTCTACGGCGCGAGCGACCGCCAGCGCGCCAGCTTTCCGGCCGAGGAGGTCTCGGGCGTCCAGGCGACGGTCAAGACCCCGATCGGGAGCCCGGACACCGACCGGCCCCAGGAGGTCTACACGCCCGCCGAGATCCGGGATCTCCTGGTCAAGCTCTGGGGCGCTATCCGCCTCGACCCGTGCGCCGGACCCGACTCGATCCTGGCGCCCGAGCGCGCCTACTACGGCGAACAGGTCGACACCGGCCGGCGCAAGAAAAACGGCCAGCCGATCCTGGAGTGGACGGGCCCAGGCCTGACCTCGCCCTGGTGCGACGGGACCTACTTCAATCCGCCATACAACGCGCTGGAGGACTGGCTGGCCAAGGCCGTGGAGGAGGCCGGGCTCGGTTACGAGATCGCCGGCCTGGTTCCGGTGCGCACGCACCGGGCGTGGTTCCGCGCCGCCGTCCTCGACCGCGCCGACGCCGTGTGCTGGCTGAACCCGGTCACGTTTCTGGGCTACGATCAGAGCTTCCCGGCGCCGCTGGTCCTGGTCTACTGGGGACCCAGCGCGCACATGTTCAAGCTCCTGTGTGAGGAGGCCGGCCTGGGTGACGCCGAGGTCCGCGTCCATGGTTGAGTCCTCGCGCGTCCTCGGGATCGACCCGGGCGTCAAGTACCTGGGCTGGGCGTTCGCCCAGGGCACACGACTGATCGCGTGTGGTTACCTCGGGCGGATCGAGGACGCCGCTCAGCTCCGCGCGCACGCCCCCGATGTGTGCATAATCGAAAAACCACAGCAGTACGCCGCGAGCAAGGCCCGCCGCCGCGACGTGACCGACCTCACGCTCTCGGCGGGCGAGGTCAAGGCCTACGTGAGCGCGCCCCGGACGCTCCTGTGGGAGCCGCGCGAGTGGAAAGGCCAGGTCCCCAAGCCGATCCACCAGGCGCGCATTCTCTCGCGCATGACCTGCGCGGAGCTTTCGATTTTGCCGGTGCGAAAGACCGAGCGCGGTCACGTGGTTGACGCGTGCGGGATCGTCCTGCGCTACCTCGGGCGGCTGTAGGGCGCTTGCCAGGGGCGGCAAAAACAGCATACTAGATACAGGGTTTTTAGTTTTTCGAGGAGGGTCAGTTAGTGTTCAACATCACACACACGCCGAAGCCCGGCGTTTGCAAGCGCCGCCGCTGTAGCCGGCCGGCCGTCGAAAACGGGCTGTGCGAAAAGGACCTGGCCGAGTGGCGGGCCGCGGGCTCGCCCGCGTTCGCGGAGGGCGGCACGCCGCTGACCGGGAATAACCTGGTCACCTACGGGACGCGCGAGGCGCTGGCCGAGGAGAAGTCCTCGGCCGAGAACGCGCTCTCGCTGATCCGCGAAATGGAGATCACGACCCAGGCGGCCATGGACACGGCCGGCAAGTTCCTGGACGGCGTGCTGGAGGCGCGGCGCTCGATAAAAGCGCGCATGAACGCGGCCCTGGAGCCGCTCAAGACCGCCATGGAACAGCAAAAGCTGCTCTACCAGCCGGTCGACAAGATCTACGCCGAGGCCGAGGCGCTCCTCCGCGATCGCATCAACGCCAAGATGCGCGCGGACGTGGCGGCTCAGGACGCCGCGCGGCTCGCGGTCGAGGCCGCCGGCGGGAGCGTGGACGAGCACACACTGGTGCTCGCACACGGGCGCGAGAACGTGGCCTTGCCGGTCGGTATGGGCGTGCGCGAGGTCTGGGTCTACGAGGTCCAGGACGAGACCAAGCTCCGCCGTGCGGTCGCGCTGGGCGAGCTGGTGACCGCGCTCCAGGGCATGGAGCCCGCTCTCCCGGCCGACCAGGCGAACGCCGTGCTCCAGGTGCTGGTCCAGGCCCTGGGCGTGGATGCGGTCGCGCCGAACGACCTCCTGACCCTCAACACCAAAGCCCTGGGCGCCTACGCACGCGAGGCCAAGAACCAGGCCAGCGTCCCGGGGCTCAAGGTCTCGATTCAGGCCTCGGCCACGGCGCCGCGGCGGAACGGCGGCAAGGCATGACTCGCGCGACCCTCACGCCGCCCGCGACCCACGCCGCCCGCGGCTCGCTACCGGCGAGCATTCCCCAGGGCCTGGAGGACGGGCGCGTGCGCGACCTCCTGGCCCTGGCGCCCGAGGACATGTCCATCGGCCCGATCGCCGGCCGCCTCTCGCGCGTGAACCGCTACGCGGGCGCCACGCGCTGGCCCTACAGCGTGGCCACTCACTCGGTCCTGGTCTCTCGCCTGACCTCGCCCGAAATGGCGCTGGCCGGGCTCCTCCACGACATACCCGAGGCGTTCGGGATCGGGGACGTGATCCTCCCGATCAAGCGCCTGGTGCCAGGTATTCGGGAGCTGGAGGACCGGATCGTGTCGCAGCTCCTCCCCTCGTTCCCGGACCTGGCCGCGCACAGCGCGCCCGAGGTCAAGACCGCCGATGAGCGCGCCTACCAGCTGGAGTGCAAGTATCTGCGCGGGCGCTGGCCGGACCCGTGGCGTGGAGGGGACGAGGAGCCGCCGGCGCCGGTCTCGGCACACGAACACGCGCTCGCACAGGTCTACCTCACGAGGGAGCTGCACTGGTGGCAAACCCGGGAGCTTTTTCTCATTCGTTACGAGGAGCTGACCAAGTGAGCGAACCCAAGACCAAGACCCCGGCCGATCGGCCGACGAACCCCAAGGCCGCCTTCGGCGCGCAAAAACCGAACCTGGCCTTGATCCCGGGCTCGGGCAACGTGATCGAGGCCTTGGCCCTGGAGGACGGCGCGCGCAAATACGGCGCGTTCAACTGGCGGGTCTCCTCGATCGAGGCCATGACCTACGTGGCTGCCATCAGGAGACACCTGGACGCCTGGGTGGATGGCGATGAGCTGACCACAGACACAGAGGTCCCGAACCTCGGCGCCATCAAGGCGTGCTGCTCCATTCTGGAGGACGCGCGCCAGGCCGGAACCCTGATCGACAACCGCCCGCCCAAGACCGGCGCGAGCGCGCGCATGCAGGACGATGTCAAGGCGGCCCGCGCCGCCAGAAAGAACGAGAGCAAGTAATGGATATTCTATATATTCTCGGTGTGTGTGCGACCGCTGGCATGAGCTACGTGATCGGCAAGGCCCACGGCTCGTTCCGCGGATTCGACCAGGGCCTGGAGGAGGGGCGCGCCGAGGGCTACGACCTGGCGTGCCGCGAAATGGCCGACGATCAGGAGCTGACCGACGAGGACGAGGACTCGGGCGTGGACCTCTGTAACCCGGATGGCTCGGACTGGGAGGGCGAGGCCGGCCTCGACCCGGACGCGGGCGGGCCTCGACCCGGACGCGGGCGGGCCTGAGTACGAGGACGAGGACGAGGAGCCGCCCAGCTCCGCGCCCGCCGCAGCACCCGCGCGCGGGTGAGCTTTCGTGCTAACCTACCGCCATGCTCCCAGCCATCGGCCAGATCTTCGATTTATTGATCCAGTTTCTGGACAGTTTTCGTTTTCTGAAGATCGTGAAGGCTTGGGAGGTGGCGGTGGTGCTTCGCCTGGGGAAGTATCACCGCACGCTCGGGCCCGGTCTCCACTTCGTTCTGCCGTTCCATATCGAGAGCGTGGCGGCGGAGTGGACCGTGCCCTACCCGCGCCAGCTGGCGCCACAACCGCTCACGACCGCCGACGGTGTCCAGGTCGTGGTGACCGCCGTGGTCACGACCCGGTGTGTGGACGCGCGCAAACTGGTGTGCCTGAGCGGCGGCCATGAGGCCGCGATCCTGGACTCGGCCGGCGGCACGATCGCTACGCACGTAGCCGCGACCCGCTGGTCCGAGCTGACCACGCCCAAATTCGCGCGCGAGCTGACCGCTGCCGTAGACGTGGCGTCACGCGAGTGGGGTCTGGAGGCTCTCCGCGTCCAGCTGGTCCACCTGTCCAAGGCCCGCCCGATCTGTCTGGTGGGACACAAGCCCACTGATCTTTGACCGTCGCATTGCGCGCGGAACGGTCATAAATCATTTTTAGTTTATGACCAAGACACAGCCTGAGACCAAGCCTGAGCGCCCGCGACGCGTCCGCTACGAGACCTGTCCTTACGGGTGCCGCCACGCGAACGGGACCTATCGGAGCGGGCTCCCGCCACGCCCCCGGACCGACACGGTCATGATCCCGGCGGTCCGCAAGCGCGAGGAGTCGGAGCGTGGCTGATATCCGCCGCCCGCCCTCGGACAAGTCCCTGCTGACACACCACGAACGGGTCGCGCTCCTGGCGGCGCTGGTCGCCTGGCGCAACCAGCGCCGCGGCCGGACCCAGCTCTCGGACACCAAGGCCATTTCAGCGGTCGTTTACGGTCGCAGGGAGAAAAGCAAGTGAAAATCGCTGGTATCAAGATCGGGTTCGGCAAGGATGGCGGCGAGGAGTCCACGGTCTGGGGCTGGTTCGTGGAGGCGAAACGCCTGGCCACGGTCGCGCTCCTCAGATTCGAGGACGGCTCGCGCGAGGCCTACCACTCGCACGCGTTCGACTGTGTGTCGGTCCTCCTGGAGGGCGAGCTACACGAACACCACCTGTTCGGCGGCGTGTTCGTGTATCGGGCGCCGTGCGTGTTCGTCACGCGCAAGAACACGTTCCACAAGGTGGTCAGCGTCGGGCGCTCCTACGTCGCGACCGTGCGCGGGCCCTGGGCGGACGAGTGGCTGGAGTGGACCGAGGCCCAGGGCTTCCAGGTCCTGACCAACGGCCGCGAGGCGGTCCGCGCGCTACGCGGAGCGGCGGCGTGAGCCCCCAGCAACGCATGCGCTTCCAGCGGCACGCGAGCGCGGCCTACGCCGAGGCGCGCTGGTGTATGGACCAGGCCGCGCTGGAGCGCACGAACCTCGGCGCGGGCGACTACGACGCCGCGATCATGGTAGCTGTGTTCGAGCGCCAGGCCGCGAGTTGGCAGGAGTGCGCCGCGGACTACGCCCGGCGGAGCCGCGCAGCGTGACCTATCGCCTCCTCACGCCCGAGGACGTGGCGGAGCGCTGCCAGCTCTCAATCGATGCCGCGCGCGACCTCATGCACGACGCGGGCGGGTTCGTGATCATGCGCCGCCTACGCGTGCGGGAGGCGGACCTTGACGCCTACCTGCAACGTACGGCACAAGTGCAGGCGTGCCAGAAGTCAAGGCGCGCGGCGGCGTGTGGTACGCCGTCGCCTATTACTACGACGCCGAGGCCGACGCGCGCGTCCGCGTCCGGCGCTCCACAGGGATCAAGACCGCCGGCGCCGGCGCCAAACGCCGCGCGGAGATCGTCGCCGCCGAGATCGAGCGGCGGCTCGCGGCCGGCCTCGATCGCGGAGCGCGCGCGACGCTGGAGGACGCATTCACGGCCCGAGAAAAAGCCCTGATCGTTCGCGCCGCGCCCGCGTCCACGCGCGAGCGCTCGGGCTACAGTGCCGATCACGTGTTCGAGGTCCTGGGCCCCGATACCGCCGTAGACGCCCTCAACACACAGGTCCTGACCGCCTACGCCTCGGCCCGCATGGACGCGGGCGCGAGCGCTGACACCGTGCGTCGGGAGCTGGCGGACCTGCGCGCGGCGTGCGGGGCGCTGGGCGTCCCGTGCCCGCAGTTGCCCGAGTTACCGCGCCCGCGCGTGATCGAGCGCTGGCTCTCGGCCGACGAGGCCTTGCGGCTCCTGGCGGCGGCGCCGCCAAAGCGCGCGCGGGCCATCATGCTCGCGCTCCAGACCGGGCTGCGTAAGGCCGAGGTCTGGGCGCTCCGACGCATCGCGCCCGGGCTCGGGCGGCTGGTCGAGGGCGTGGCGGGCGAGGGCGAGGACGGGCTCAAGACCGGCGCCCGGACGATCCCGCTCACACCGATCGCGGAGGAGATCCTGGCCGCCGGGCCGCTGGAGCCCTGGCACAACGCTGGGCGCGACCTCAAGGCCTACGCCGCCGCGGCCAATCTCGGCCGAGTGACCTGGAACGACCTCCGCGCCAGCACAGCCACGCTGTTACTCCTGGCGGACGTACCGCACGCGAGGATCGCGGCGCTCCTCGGCCACAAGTCCACGCGCATGGTCGAGCGCCGCTACGCGAGACTCAGGAGCGTGGATGTGACCGCCGAGGACCTGGCCGCGCTGGGCGCTCTGGGTGAGTCAGCAGTGTGTCAAAACTCCAGCCCGTCGGGCCAGCCCGAGCCAGCTCCAGCCGCCGAAAACGTAGGGAATTCAAGCCCGCCGGCGTCCTAGCCTGGGGACACACTTCCTTCGCAATGCAGAGGTCAGGGGTTCGATCCCCCTCAGCTCCACGAAATAACTAGGGTTTTCCGGGCCCACGACACGGGCCCGGTCCCTGGGGCAAATACGGGTCAGGGGCTACCACGCGGCCAGGTTCACGCTGTAGTTCGCGGCGGCCCAGTCCGCGTATTGCTGGATCTCGTAGGGCCGGCACGCGCGCGGCGTGATCATGATCTCGTAAATGCGTCCGGACAGTTTGACGTTGCCGTCCGCCATGGAGCCCATGGTCAGCGCGCCGTTCGGATTGGCGGTGCTGAATGTACCGGAGCTGAAGTTACCCCCGACCTGACATCCGCCACAATTCAGCGTTATGGCTTGCAGCGTTGTGCCAGTGCCCCATGTAGGGGATGAGCTGAATCCGCCAAAATTGTTGGAGCCTCCACCGGCTGCTCTGAACGGACCATGGAACGTGAACGCCCACACCTCCGCGCCGGTGTTGTAGGCCGACTTGAGACGACCAGCTGACATACCAGCGTTCAGGGTGCCGCCGAATATCGCGAAGTCAAAGCCGTGCCCGGTGTTGAATCCGTGGACGATATTCATCCCGGTCCCAGAGCCGCTCCAGTTCATGGACGATAGGATCGTCTCTGTAGCAACGGCCGTGGGCGTCGCGTCCGCGTACACCACGAACACTGTGTAGGTGGCCAGCGCGTTGTGCAGAAATGCCCAGTCGGCCGCGACCCCCGCGGTGTAGATGCCAGACCCTCCGAACGATAGGTAGGTCTTGCCGTTCGCGTCGGTAGCGGTCGCGACGCGCGCCGCGCCAGCCGCGGTCATGTTCTTGCCGCCCGAGCCCAGGTCCGTGATGGTATCCACGAGGCCGCCGCTCTGAACGGTCGTGCCGGCGGTCCAGCGGTGCTTTGGGCTCAGGCTCGCAGGCGTAAACGCCGCAGCGATGCCCAGCGACGTGCGCAGATCGCTGAATGCGACTTTCTTCTTCGTGTTGGAGGCGGCGCTGTCCTCGATCGGCAGCACGTCTGCATCAGCCACCGAAGTCTTAGCTGTCAGCGCGCTGATCTGCGCGGAAAGCGTGCTCGCCCACTGGGCGTCATTGGTCACGTTCCCGAGGCCTACCTGGGCCTTGGTCGTGGTGTGCGGGTTAGACGTGTTGCTCGCGTGCGCGGCGCGCGCGGCCTCGGTCGTGGCGAGACTCCCGCCGTCCGCGACCTTGCCCGAGACCGTGCCGAAGTCCAGGGACAGAGTCGGGATCGGTCCCGTGCCGCTCGCGACCAGGATACCGGTCCCGCTGACCGCCACCTCGGTCAGTGTTCCGGCGCCGCCACCGCCCCCGCCGTAGTTCACGGTCAGAACGCCGCCCAGCACCAGCTCAAGGTCCCAGGTCCCGTCGTTCTTGCGCCACAGGCCGCCCGTGGTCAGATCGATGTACAGGTCCTGGCTCAGGCCGAGGGTGTCCGAGGGCGCGCCGTCGCCCGAATGGATGGCCGGTCCGTTCACCCCGACCGGCGCCACGTCTGTACCGCGCCGCCGCTGGTTCACGGGGATCAGTCCTTGCGGAAGGTCGGGACCTCGGGGCCAGGCTTGGGCTTGGGTGCGCCGGGGATCAGCTTGAGCGCGGCCAGGGCGAGGCGGATAGCGATCTGGGCAAGGGCGTTCACTGTTTCAGCTCCGCGTTCAGGGTGTCGTAGAGGGACTTGGCCACGTTCCCCGCATCGGCCGCGGCGTTCGTGGCCTCGTGAGCCTTGACCAGGAGCTGGGCGGCCTTGGCGCACACCTGAACCAGGTCCTCGGGGGGAGCGGCGCAAAGCCTGGCCACGACCTCCTCCGCGGCCTTGCGGGCCTCGACCACGTCCGAGTGCGCAGCCTGTGCGCTGACCAGCACGGCGCCGATCGTGGGCGCGGCCTTTTCCAGGGTCTCGTTCACGTGACCGCAGCCTGAGCCGAGGCTCACGCCCGCGGCCGCGACCAGGACCAGGAGGAGCCGACCGAGGCCCGAGAACGCGCCGGTAGCACCGATGGCCAGCGCCAGGGCGCCGGACCGACTCGCCAGCTTGCGACCGTAGAGGTCCACGCCCGCCACGTACGAGAGCGCCGCAATCCAGAGCTCCAGGGGGCACTTGCCCATGAAGTAGGCCGCCGTGATAGCCGCCACGATCGCGATGTTCTGGGCGGCCGCAGACCACACCTGAGCCGGGGTCACGAGGACGGACGGGGCGAGCTCGGGTGCCGGTGCGGGAATCTCGGGCGTAGTGTCTGACATGATGCTCGTGAGCATACCCGATACCTACAATTCGCGCAAAATCTATTTTTGATTTATATATTTGGCTAACGTTCTGATTCGCGCAGCCGTATCATAAAGCATGCGCTCCGCAGTCCTCCTCCTGGCCTTGCTGGCAACAGCATGCACGCAACCTGTCTTGCCGGCGGGCGCGGAGCCGATCCCGGCGGCCGTGCTGGTCGAGGCGCGCGAGGCCTGGCTGGCTCAGGGCCTGACCACGCCCTCGGGCGAGCGGTGCGCGGCGCCGGCCTGGCTCCGGGTCTCGGTCGAGGAGTTCCGCGAGGTCTGTCCGCGCCCGTCCTGCGCGGAGCTCCCCGAGGCCGGCAAGTGCGCGCACGCCTGTACTGTCTGGCTCTCGGACACTCTGTCCGTGGCCTACTTTGCAGGCGAGGTCCCCGAGACCGGCCGCAAGGCTGTTCAGTGGGAGCCCGAGTCTGTGCTCCAGGCCCACGAGACCTACCACGTGTGGGCGGATTGCACGGCGGGCGACATGGACACAGAGCACGCGCGCGCGGAGATCTGGACCGCGCGCGGCGCGCTGGGTGCGATGCACCACCACTGAATCAGGTCAGGAACGCGGACGAGACGTAGAAGCCGCTGGCGCTCGGGACGAACACGACCGAGCGCCGGCCGTGCCACTTCAGGATCTGGGCCTGGGCGCCTGGTGTGTGCGTCCCGGACGAGGTGTAGAACCCAGTCCCCGAGAGCGCCGCGCCGCGCAGCGTGATCGTGTGCTCCCCGAGCGACGAGGACGCGGCCGCCGGCCAGCTCACGACATGCACGGCCACGGCCGAGGCCAGGGCCAGCGGCGCGTAGCTGGTCGAGTTGGCGCCGGTGATGCGCACGGCGCGGGTCCAGGTCGTCCCGTTCGTGCTGACCTGGACGATCGCGTCCGCGTCTGTGGAGTCCCGGCCGGCGGCAACGAAGAAACCCGCCGAGCAGTAGGCCAGCGAGTAGGTGGTCATGTCGTCCGAGCTCCCCAGCGTCCGGGCGGTGAACGTGATCCCGTCCGTGCTGGAGTAGACCGATGTGCTGGTCCCGAACCCGCCGCCGCCGCACACCAGCATGCTGGCGCTGGCGCTCGCGGCGCCGTTCCGCGAGAGCGCGACCGCGAGCGCGTGCTGGGTCCAGCCCGTCCCGTTCGTGCTGGTGTAGCTGTAGTTCGTGGTCCCGTCGTAGCCGTAGGCCACCAGCGTACCGCCCAGGTTCACGACCCAGTAAAAGGCCATGGCGCTGGACCGCTGGGTCCAGGTGACCCCGTCGGGGCTGGTCTGAATCGTGCCAGCGTTGCTCGGGCCCGCGCCCGTCGCGACGAACAGACCCAAGCTGGCCACCCAAATGACACGGGTGAACCCACCAGCGAACGAGGCCGCGGGCGTGCGTGCAGTGAACGAGCCGGTCTCGAACCCCGCCGTAGAGACCTTGCCCGAGGAGCCCACTATCACGATCTTGCCGGCGCCGTCCGTGGCGGCGTCCATCCACGCCCCCGACCCGTGCGAGACGAACCCGGCGGGGAGCGAGAGCATGACCTCCTGTTCGCGCCGGGCCTGGATACCGGCCAGGATCGCGTCCGCGAGCTGGCCGTAGTTGGCCCCGTCCAGTGCCACGGCGCCCACGGTCTCTACCGCACGCGAGACCTCCTCCTGAATCGCGTTCATGGCGGCGGAGTCCAGCTCTGTGGCGCCGGTGAGCCCGGGCGAGCCGTCCTTGTAGCCGTGCTTGCCAGTCCCGAACAGGTTCGCGGATTTATTAGCGGTATTGATACGTTGCATGTCAGAGCACCGTGAACAGGAGGGTTGTGTGGTCGGGGCTGACCGCGCGCATCGCGGCCTCAAACGTCGCATCGGCTGGGCCGGTGTAGGTCACGTGCCAGGTCACCAGGAACTGGAGGCCGTTCAAGGGCTCGCCCATGACTGACACACCCATGCGAAAACGCTTGTATTCGTGGTGCGTCACGGTGGCGCCAGGCTTGAGCGCGGTCGCTCGCGCCTGGAGTTCGGGGAGGCTCGGGGACAGGTACTCGCCCAGCTTGGCGACGATCGCGGTCGCTCGGGTCGCGGTCGAGTCGGCGGCTTGCGGGGTCAGACCCAGGAACGCCTCCCACTCAGGGAGCAGCTCCGCGCGCATGGTCGCGCTCGGGATCAGGGCGTCCAGGATCTGGCCCAGGACCGCGCTCAGGCGCGCGGGCTCCTGGCTCAGGGCGTCCAGGAGCGAGTCCCACACGGGCGTGATCGACGCGTCCACGGGCCACACGGGCCCCTTGGGCATGTGCCGATACCACCAGTCCTTGTAGTCGGCAGCGGTGTAGATCACGGGTACGTCACAGTCCCGAGCGTCGGGAGTTGGTTGGTGGGGATCACGATCGCGGAGTTGGGCGCGCTCAGGGTGTGCGAGACCTCGCCCACGGCGGAGTTGATTGCGTCCTCCAGGCGGGAGAGCGGTATGGTCCCGCCGGGCTCGCCCTCGCGCAGGAACAGGTCAGCGATCGAGGCCTCGATCGCAGAACGCACAGCGGACGTGTTCGGGCTCAGGGCCGAGAACGTGACGGCTACAGGCTTGGCGGTCAGTGTGATGACCAGGGGCGTGGTCGTGACCGGCGCCTTGCTCTGGAGGTGGGCCAGGACGGTCGCGCGCTCGCCCGAGTCCGGGATCGGGTCGGCGTCGCGGTCGCGCGCGAACGCGACCGAGACCGTGTTCTCGCCCTCCAGGAGGGGGAATTCCCAGGCGCGGGTCACGCCCGCGACCTCCAGCGCCCAGCCCTCGTAGTCGCCCGGCCCGCCGCCCTTGGGCGGGTTGCGCGCCCGGCGGAGGAGCCTGGTCAGCCCTCCGCTCTCCCAGTCCTCCACATCGGCGCCGGACTGGGTCGAGCCCGTCACGGTCGCGTCGGTGTCCAGGCCCGTGACCGGGCCTGTCAGCGATAGGAGCTGGCCGTCGGCGTTGTTCGCCGCGTCGCCGGCGGTCGTGGCCGTGAGCGCGACCTCGGCGGACTCGGACACGCCGATCGTCACGGCCGCGTCGGTCGTGTACAGCAGGCCGTCGGCCCGCTGATACTCGGTCCCGGCCGGGATCAGCGTCCCGTTGTCGCCGGTGGCCGTGGCGGTCCCGCGCCAGCTCACGGCGCCGGTCTGGGCGATACCGAACGGGGCGCCCCAGCGCCAACCGTAGACCTCGTCGGCCGTGAGCGGGTTGGTCTGGCGGAGAACGTACTGGACGGCCGAGAACAGGTGCTTGCTCAGGCCGGCCATGGCGCGCGCGATCGCGTACTCAGGCGAGGCCGGCGGGCTGGTGCCGTCCGCGGCGGAGCCGAGATCTGTCTGGGTGCGGGTCAGGAGGTCGCGGAGCGTGGGGATAGGAAAGGCCATGTCAGATCGTCTCCTCCCAGAGCGGGACCCATTCGACCCGGGACTGGTCCTGGCGCACACCTACGAGCGCGGTCCAGCGGTCGCCGGACCAGCTCACGTCCACATCCAGCGAGACAGCGATACCGTCGTCGATCAGGCACTGGAGGCGTAGGCGGATCTCCTGCTCTATCAGGGCGGCGGTCTGGGCCGTGGCCTTGCCTCGGGTCAGGATGTGCAGGCGAGAGCCCAGCTCCCGGCCGTCCACGTCAGGATAGCTGTTGCCCCACCAGCCGCCGCGCGGCTCGGACGTGCGCACGTCCTCGACCAGCGCTCGACCCTCGGTCAGGAGCAGGAGGAGGACGGTCGTTCGCAGCGACGGGTCCGAGACCAGGTGCCCGGTGGTGTTGCGCGCGAGGTCGAACCCGCCGCCGGCCGCGCCGAAAACGCCGATCATACGCACCGGACCTTTTCACTCGCCACGCTCGCGAGAGAGCCCACAGGACTGGCGCCGGTCGGCGGCGTCCCGCTGGAGCTGCTACCACTCGTGACGCCGCCGTGAACGTGCGCGTTGTAGGCGGAGATGAGCGCGTCCAGCTTGCTCTGGAGCGCCTCGATCCGGGCGTCGGTCAGGCTAGCGAGCGCGACCCAGTCCGCCGGGGTCTTTTGACCGAGACACACGCCGCCGTCCGAGCGCAAGAACACCCGCCACTCGCCCAGGTAGTGGAGCCCGCCCTCGCCCTCGCCGATCGCGTCGTTCGGCACGATCCCGCCAGCGACCACCAGGACACCGGCCTCGCGCTGGCCTCCCGCTGACACCACGACGCCGCCGGCGTCCGCGGGCGCGCGGAAGTGCATCCCTTGGGGCTCCAGGTGCTCCAGGCCGCTGGAGACGCGTCCGCCGCCCCAGAGGACCTGGTAGGTGCCGGAGCCTTCCGAACGGTCCACGACCACGCGCGTCACCAGGTTCTGGACCAGGACGCGCAGCCGCCGGACATGTTCCATAAACTCAGCCACGCAAGGACACGCCTTTGTTCAGCAATCGGACCGGGAGAGGTAGGAGCGAGTAGGCCTCGGGCAAAGATAGCACAAGTTCGGTATCAAGGTCGGTATTGCTGATTTTGACGCTCGCGGACACCACCAGCAGTGTTTCATTTATCGCGAGTTGCGGGTCCTGGACCCCGACCAGCATCCCGGGCTCCCAGGGCCGGCCGTCAGGCGCGAGGCCGCCAGGCATGGTGTAAGTAATGGACAGTGCCTTTCCTGCGCGCGTGTTCCGCTCCCACGTCGCCTGGGTCCGTAGCTCCTCGACACGCGCGTGTGTGTCCGAGCCCAGGACAAAGGGGCGGTACCGGCGCACGTTCTCGTCCGCGATCTCGAACTTCTCAAGCGCCGCGTGTCGCGGGCTCTCGGTCGGGTTCGCGCGCATGGTCTGGTTGCGCAGCCGATAGACCGAGTAGGTGTCCTGGTCCACATGCGTGAGGCCGCGCCGCGCGGCGAGCTGGACCGGGAGCTGGACGGCGCGGAGCCCGGCCAGGCGACTGATACGCACCAGCTTGATCGAGCCGTCCGCCTGGCTGACCGCGATCGTCCCTGTCGCGCGGAGGAGGCGTTCCATGGCGTCGTAGACACGCTCGCCCTCGTCGATCTCGAACCGCTCGAACCGGAACGAATCGGCCGCGATCTGGGCGTCGGCGGAGACCGCGATCCCGAACGGCGCCGCGAGGTCGGTCACGATCTGGAGCATGCTCTGGCGGAGCCACTGGCCTGTCTTGTGGACCGCGGCGCAGTCTGCCAGGTCGCCGGCCTTGCTCCTACCCGAGCATGTGGTGTTCGCGCTCTCGGCCTCGACGTGCACGTCCACCTGGTTGACGTAGCCCGTCGCCAGTGGATGAGAGCCGAGGGCGAGCCCGCACGCCGAGCCGACGCCCAGGCCGATCGCGCTCGGTAGTCCTGAGTAGGCGACCGTAAAAGAGTCCGCGAGCGAGTCCAGCGATCGCGTGACCGTGGCCTCGCTCCAGCCTGTGAACCGCTGGCCGTCCAGCGACATGTAGAGTGGAAGGTCAGACACTCAGGACCTCCACGGTCCCGGTCACAAACCCTGGGTGCGGGAGGTTGTTCCGCGCCTCGATCTCGCCCGCGCGCGCGGCGTCGCCGTACAGCTCATAAGCCAGGGTCAGCGAGGACGCGATCTCGACCGCGGACACGGTCGTAAGCTGGGCCAGCTCCAGCGCGGACAGGTGCGCGAACACGGCGCCGCGCAACTCCTGGAGCGCGTCCAGGACCGAGGCGTCGCACTCGTAGCCCGAGATCACGGCCGCGCTCGCGCGCTCCAGCGCCTCGGTCAGGCGGTCGCGCGCCGCGCGCGCATCCTGGGCCGAGTCGTAGGTCTGTTCGGCGGCGGCGTCGGCCAGGTGCGAGACCGCGGCGGCGCGCAGGTTGTGTTTCAGAGCGGCGTGGTTGCGGCGCTGCGCGGCGTTCGTTGCGCTGATCGCAGGGTCCGCGTCGGCGCCCAGGCCTGGCGCACCCAGAAGCGCTGCGCCGAACCCGCGCGCGCTCGCGCGCACTGCGTCCAGGGCCTCGGCGGCCTCGGACTCGGGCCGGACCTCGTCGGCCGCGGCGCCGGCCACCTTGGTCACGCTGGCGAACACCAGCGCCATTGCGTCCGAGAGCGTGTCAAACAGCTCGCCCGGCGCTTGAATCAGCGTCACGGTCTGGTCTGCGATGTCCGAGATCTGGTGCGCGAACCGCGCCGGGACGGCGAGCGCTGTGGAGATCGTCCCGTTCAACTCGCGGAGGTCGGTCACGATCCGGTCCAGCGTCTTGAGGTTCGCGCTCGCGGCAAAGTCCCGCACATCCTTCAGGCTCAGGTCGCGCTCCAGCGCGGCGCGCGCCGCGACGCGGACCGCGCTCGCGCGCGCGGCCGTGCGCGCGCCGGTGTCGGGCTTGCTCACGGGCG